TCGGTGCTGTAATGTACTACATTGCCCTCCGCGTCCACGATCCTATGGCCTAACTGCATAATAGGAAGCAGCCCCCGGCGAATGAGGTCGTTTGTCTGCTGCGAAACAGCCGCTACTATCTTCGCCGATTGATCGTCTTTCTGTGAAGAGATCAAACCCGAAACCATCGCAGATGAATTTTGAGCGTTGAAGGATAATCGGCTTGGCACGTCGGCCCCTGAAAAGTCGGGCAAGTCCGAAGCCCTTAACAGCCGCTCAACAACCTGATTAGTAACCGTATCCAGCGCCAAGCGGTTTGCCGTGCTGATCTCTGACTCCAAGTCCCGCCCGGCAAACTCGCCAGCGTTGAGCCTGGTTAGGAAATTTTCGTGCTCGTTTGTCACTTTGCGATTGACAACGAACTCATTACCACCGACTTCTATATTTGTTCCTTCGATCCGGTTGCCCGTCATCCCGTTTTCATCGGTGCGGAACATTGGAATTTTACCACCCCGGAAAAACTTAGTATTGGCGGCTTCAGCCTTCGCCTTTTGGCGGGAAGATGCAAGGAGCGCAAAAAGGGAGCCTATTTGAATGGCAGCAAGCAATAGCCCCACAAATGGAATAGACGACGTGTTTTTGATGATGTTCGTAACGGACACGGCGGTATTAGATACCTGCTGCGCTGTGTCTTGAAGCAGTTGCAACCTCAACGCCTTTTCCCTTAATTGCCTGGCTTTTGTTTCGGCCTCTTCACGCTGTTTTAACAGGCCGTCCAAACGGGCTTGTTCAATGGTTAGATCGTTGGCAAAACCCGCCTCTGCTGCTGCTTTCTCCTTGTCCACCGCTTCTTGCTGTGCACTGATTCGCTCGTTTAGGCTATCAATTACTGCCTGGTTCGTGGCTATTTCTGCGTCCGCCCGTGCTGAAATAGCATCAAAAACGTTCCCGGCGGCCTCAACAGCGCCGCCCACAAGTTTATCAAATTCGCCCGGAGGGATGTTGAGCGACTTTGCTATGTTGGCCTTTAGGTTCTTTAATTTGTCCAAAAGCCCGCTCCCAAGATTGTCCGGCGTGTTAATTTGGAAATCCACGTTGGACAGTTGGGCCTTTAGCACTTCAATCTGCGCCTGTATTTCTTCCCGCTGCGCGTCATCGCCCGCTTTCACGGTTTTTAGCATCGCTTCCTGATAGGCGATCTCATTTTCCAGCCTAATTTTTTGGCTTGCCAACTGGAAGTCTTCTTTTGCTTTGGCTATCTCCTCTTCACTTGCCCCGCCCTGTTCTAATTCCAGTATGTACCGTGCCTGTGTTTCTTCCAGCAACTTCACACGGGCCTCTGCCAACTGCTTTTGAGTCCCTGCGGTATCCGCCAAGCGTTTTGCATCCGCTTCAAACTGGATTTTATCCACCGCTGCTTGGTGTTGGCGCTCTGCTTCTTCGATCAACCCGTTTAGTTCTTCACGCCCGGCAAAAGTGGCCTCAAGTGCCGCTTTTTGCTCTTTGTATCGTGCATCTTCAACGGCCAAAGCCTTGCCTGTTTCACCTTCAACCAAAGAAAGGCGGAGTTTTGCCTGCTCTTCCAGTATTTTAGCCTGTTCGTCAGCGGCTTTTTTAGCAATTTCATCAAGATTCTTTTTATGTAACACCTCTGCCTTTTCAATCAGCCCGTTTAGTTCAGCCCGGCCCTTGAAAAGTTCGTTTGTTTGCTTCTTTTGCGCCTCAAAACGGGCATTTTCGGCTGCAATCTGCCTTTGTGTTTCGTCGGTAATGAGGGCAATTTGCAGAGCCGACCGCTTTTCTTCCAAGTCCTGAGCCTCTTTTGCTGCCTTTTCACGGGCTTTTTTGGCTTGGTCGTTTGCTTCTGCCTGGACTTTTTTCTTTTCGGCTATTGCTTTCTTTTCCCCAGCGGTGTTCTCGTTTCTGAGGTCTTTTTCTGCTTCGTATGCGTCGCGTTGGTCGCTACTTGCCTTTTGAATCCGAGCGGCGTTTTCTTGTGCAAGTCGGGCCTGTTTTTCACCTTCGCTTTCGGTCAGTCCTAAGAAATCAGCCAAAGCAGCAGCCCCATCTGCTATTAACCCGGCAAGTGCCCGCCAAGGCGCTGCAAGAAAATCTACAACCTCTCCAAACGCCCTGATAACAGGGTTGGCGCTTTGGATAGACTCCCCTATCCCTACAATACCCTTTACCCCCTCTGCGAGCAACTGCACGAAAAACGATACCACACTGGCAACCCCGCCAAGGATTTTGCCAAGCCCGGAAAATACACTTCCAACGCCTGGAGCCTCCGAAGAAAAACTATTGAACAATTCGAGTACCGCCGTGCCAGCGTTAACCACTTCACGAAAAGCAGGGGCGAGCGCATCTACTATTGGCCCCGCAATATCCCCCACCGCTTCAACGGCAAAGGATATGGTATTAACAAGTAACGAAAACGCTTGAGACAGTGTTTCAAGCGCCGCCGTAAGAAACTGCGCGGGCGCGTCGCCTTCGTTGAGTGTGGAGAAAAAGCCGATTACATCTACAATGACCGCCTCCACTGTGTCACGAAAACGAACGAGCGCGGGCAAAATGTCCCCTCCAAAACCATCCTTAATAGCCTGGATAACCGGGTCAAATGCGCTACCAAATTGCTGGAAAGAAACCGCCAAGTCTGCGCCGATGTCCTTAAAATTACTCGTGTCAACGGCTGAAATCACTTCGTTGGTTGAGATGACCAACTGCTTTAGTGTCGGCAAAAGTAATTGCCCTACACTTGCCTGCAATTGCTCGAAATTCCCCTCTAACGTAGAACGAAGCCCCTCGAATGTTTGCGATTGCCGGGCCATCAACCCGTAGAACTTGCCCCCCTCAGAGGTGAGCGACGCAAATGCTTTTTCAAGGTCGGCAAAGCCAATTTTTCCCTCGCTTGCCAACTTCCTGACAGCCGCCTCCGATATTCCCTGCTGCGCTGCCAATTCTTGCAAGACAGGAATGCCCCGTTCTGCTAATTGGTTGAGGTCTTCGGTATATAGTTTTGTAGTGGTCTTGGCCTGCCCAAAAATACGGGCAAGGTCGCCGAACTTTTCGGCATTGCCCCCTGACAGGTCGCCAAGGGTTTGGAGGGTGGGCTTTAGTTGTTCGGCCTCTACGCCAAAGGCGATAAGGGACTGCGCTACCCCGTTGATTTGTGTTTGCGTAAATGGGGTATCAGCGGCAAACTTGTTGAGGTCACGAAGTACGTCCTTTGCAGCAGACGCACTACCTAAGAAGGTGGTAAAATTTGCCTCTGCGCTTTCGGCGGCGCTGGCAAGCCCTACGGTATTGGTAGCAAAACTCGAAATAGACTGCCCTACGCCCTGGACAATCCCAATACCCAAATTGAATGCGCCGAAAGCAAGCCCGGCAGACGTTCCAAATTCTTTCATGGACGCGGCTCCGTTCCCGGTGGACTTGGCAGCCTTGTCTATTTCCGACGACAATTTTGAGGCGTTCCCGGTCTGGAATCCTTTATTTAACTGCGTTTGCAGTTCGTCCACCTTTTTATCAAGGCGGTCGGCTGCTGCAAATGCCTTTTCAAGCACTTCGATCAACCGACCGTCTGAAAAGTCTAACCCTACCTTGAAGTCTGCCATGTCTTTCTGTGATTAGAAAGACACTCCCCCGGCTATTATGTATTTTTGTGATCCGGCAAATGCCCGTCATATACCCCCGGCGGGTCGAAAAACGCTCTATTTGTCGAGTAGAGGATGTTTAACTCCCTTTTTAGCCTAGCCGCTTCTTTTTCGTAGAAAGATACCTTCCCACTCAACCTGAGCGCGGTCTTTTCAAGTCGCCTTGCCTGCGCCTTGCTGTATTGTTGTTGCTCTCCCATATTGCAAATGTACTGAAACCTCCTAATTTTGGGGCAAAAATATCATTATGACACTCAAACGGTTTTTCTCGTTTCACATCATTACCCCTGTGCTGTTTGGACTTAACGCGGTCGGCCTTGTCAGTGACGGCGTTTATGGCCCCGCTTTCATGTGCGGCTTATCTTCATTCATGTTCACCCGTTGGGGTTGGGAGAAAACGAATGGTTGGCTACACATCGGCGAAGTCTCGCTATCAAAGAAGCGGGGGATACTTCTGCTCACCTGCTTCGTTTGCGTGGTCTTAATTTCTTCCAGTCCTCAATTTAAAGCACGGCAAAAAGCAAGACAGGAAGAAAGACTGTGCGTTACAAAAGCAGAGCCATCTATGGCAAAAGCGTCCGATGTTTATACCAAAGAGGATGCCTTTGACCACCTGTTTAACCAAAAAGACCGCTCATGCCGCCCACTCATTGCGGCCACTAAGAAATACCTCCGTGACCCGTACTCTTTTGAACACATCCAAACCGGGTTTTACCGGGTGAACGACGTGGTTCATGTCACTATGACATACCGGGCACGAAACGCTTTCAACGGGTACGCCATTAGCACCGTTTCCGCCGATGTGTCGGTAAATGGAGACGTTTCTAAGTTGTCGTTTGAAAAAACGAAATAGGCACTGGCTCAAACGATAGAACGCCGCCTGTGGTAGCGCCACCCAAAGGGATAAACATTGGTATATCATTTCCATTTGCGCGAAGCCCGGACTCCAAGTCTTCACGGATTTTAAGCAACTCGGCAGCGCCAATCAATTGATCTGCCGATACCCCCGCCTCGCCGTGTTTCGCCTTCCAGTTCTCAAAGTCGGCATGATGGACTTCACGGAGCATATCAAGCGGATCGCCTTCGATCTCGCTGTTTAGGATGTGGTTGGCCCTTTCAGCCGAAAGGAGGTACTTCCCAAAGGAGGTTAGTTCGGTTGTTGTAAAAAGTTCTTCCTTCATATTTACATCTTTTTTGTTTTAGGCTTTTTAGGAATGGCCATTTTCTTGTCGTCTTTCGAGTGGCCTTTTTTGTGGGGCTTTTCAACGCCAGGCGGGTGATTCTCCTTTGGAGATTCAAACATCATCTTTTTTTTACCTTTCATATTTAAGTATTGTTTTGTGCTCTTTTTTGCGCTGCCAGTTCGTCGGTAATCCAAAGCAGTATGTCAGAACAGTTGTACCCGCCCGCGCTCAGTAATGTTGATTGACCGGGTATTTTACCCGTCCACTTCAATTTATCCATCGCGGTTATTTCATCCCGGCTAAACACCTTGCCTTTTCTCGCCAAACAAAACGGGCGGCTCGTTGTCATCCTCGGCCCCGACCAGATAGCGAAATTCATGCCGTACTTCTCTGCCAATTGACCGGATAATGAGCGGTCAAACTCTGCAAAAGCGGTGTTCGCGTTCGTCTGGAAATGCCGCTCTACAATGCCAAGCCGCTCCGTGTCGCCCTTAATTATCCCAATCATATCCCGCTTGAAAGCGTTAAGGCTGCGCCCGGATGCCGCTGCTGCAATGGCCAATGCCTTTACCTTCCTCTCTGCTGTGTTGTCGTATGTAAGCAGGTATAAGCCGCCGTTTTTCACAAACTCGCCTCCGTCGTAACCTAAAGCGAATAGGAGGTCTTTTGCAGCGGTCTTTGCTCTTGATTCGAGGTCGGTACTACTAACCTGGGCAGAGAAAAAAGACAGGATGCTATCAGTTAGTTTACCGCCCATAATCTCAACCATCCAGCCCGTAATTTCATCCCGAATGTAGCGGTAGTATGCCCCCCACACGGGCGAACTGTTGACCGCTCGAATGCTGGCAAGCCCCTGTTTTACTTTTCCATCTATTACGATCTTACTGAGCACATCATCCCACAAATTAGAAAACAGCCAATCCTGCGCCCGGCGCAATCGGCTGTCGAAATCAGATAGGAGGCGCTCCATAAGTGCAACGCGATCGGCTCCTAAATGCTCTATTTCTTTAAGGGTTGGCATTAAATTACAGGGTCAAACGATTGTACTGGATTTTTCCAACGGTCATATTCATGTGGCGATGGAGCGTAAATAAACCACTCTTCGCCTGTCCTCTTATCATAAAAAAGAAAGCGATTCGGGCCAACCCGTAAATAAACGCGGGGCGGTGCGCTATTTATTTGCCCAACCGAAACTGGGCAAACAACCCCCTCAAATAACGTCCACCATATTTGCCCTGGTGCCGGGATTGGTTGGGGGAACCCTTCATGTTTTGCGCGGGCAGCATCTTCGTATGACATTCTATACCCGGATTCTACCATCCGGCGAGCTGTATCAACCAACCCAAAAAAAGCCATTTCATCAGGGCTATACATCATAAATTACGGCTAAAAGCGTCCCGGGTCGGCCCCGCATCCACCGACTGAATACGCCCGGCATACTGAGCAACCTTTGCGGACAAAACAGCCTTTTGCGTACTTGCCCCCAGCCCGGAAAACGGCATACTTGGAAAATCCGGCGTTTCAAACCGAATTTCTGCAAATATTTCATCAAAGAACGTCCAAAGCACCCGGCTTGGATCGGTTTCTGGCAAGATAGAAAGTATCATTGCCTGCTCGCTCTCTGTTTTGGTGCGAAATGGCTTATGCCGCTGCTGCGCCTGCTCCCATGTCACTACGTCGGGGCTGTCCTTAAATTGTTTTTTCAGGATTCTCGCCCGGATGCCGTCCTCAATTGTTGACCCGGCCCCGCTTTCCTGTGCGTGACGCAAGGCCAAAAGCAATTCATCTAATGTTTCCATTTCATAGTCCGCCGGGAAGTAGTAATCAACCGTCAACCCCTCGTTAACCTCTGCATATTCAGCCACCAGATAGGCGGCGTGTTCGTACATTTCTGCCCAATGCTGTGCCGCCTGTGAAAGAATCGAATAGACACTATCGTACTTTTTCGCCACTTCGGTGGCGGTCGTGGCTACGTCCATCTTTTCGCCAAGCAAAACCCCCCACATGGCCTTTTCGATCAAGTCTGGCTTTTCGTCTAACTCTGCTTTCAAGTGGTTGACAATCTCAAAAGGCAAAGTAGGGTAGTAGATAAGGTTTTGCAGCGGCACAATGGCCTCGCCTTCATCCGGCAGTTTGATTGTCACTACGTCTTGCACCGTGGCGATAATCTCGTTTCCGCTGCCCTTACATTTTGGGCAAACCTCATTAGGGCTGGCAGACATTCGCCCGCCTTGGCACTTTCCAAGCCCCGGCGCTGTAAATTTGCACTTATCTACATATTGGTATTTTTGTAGGAAGACGTGCAAAGCAATCATCAGCGCGTACTCGCTCGCCCGGTTAATGAGGTTCTCGAAGTCGGTTCTGGCAGGCTCCAGCACAGAAACAAACGTTTCCCGGTTGATCGGATCGCGTTTGTATCCGTACTGAATGAACGGAACCCGACTTTGGAGGGTCGGGTATGTAGAAAGAAGCCACATAGAAGACTCTTTACCTTTACCCTTCACCTCGACAAATTCTTGCCCGGCCATCAATTCGCCCGCCGGATTAGCGCGGGTAATTTGTGTAAGGGTTTGCACATACCCGGCAAAGTAAAGCGTGTATTCTACCCATGTAAGCCGCTGCCCTATTTGAACATCTCCCATCGGAACGGCACTTGGCATTGCCCGATCTGCGTCCATTGCCAACCCGCTATGCTCAACCCGGCGAAGTAGCCACTCTGCCACGTCGTTAACGTGCTTGATGTTCCACACCTGCTCAGTGGGGACAATTTCAGGACGGGGAAACGGCTTTTCGATAAATGCCCCCCTCGAATCCCTTTCTCCGTCAAACAGAACCAACAAGTAAGAGTGCGGGTCGGTGGAAATTTGCGGCGTGAATGTTTCAAACAGGAAGTTTTCCAGTGAACGCCCCCCGGAAAAGTTACTCAACCGCTCAGATAAGACCGCCTTATCCGGGCCGTCTTTTTGGTAGGAGATATTTACCCCTTTTTTATCAGTGGATTGAAGGCGGCTGAAATGCGAAAGGGTACGGTTTGCCGGGCCGCGTGTCGGGGGCCGTGTCAGACGGATACGCTGCTCTTTCTGCTCATCTGATTCTCGCAGTTTGTAGGAAGATATAAGCCCATCAAGGTCGCGCCCGGACACAATCCCGCGCCAAAACTTCGCCTCTTCCATCCACTTTTTGTAGTTGGAGTGCGGTTCGTTTTGCTCTGCCGCTTGAATAAGGATGCCCCTGCCTTGTTCTGTGTTAATCATGTTTTGCAGTTTTGCCGGGTAAAATTACACCATTTTAGCCAAATAGCCCAAACATTTGTCGTGACATACCATATACTGGAATGCGTCTAAATGGTGGCCTCTCTCTTCAACCCCGTCACGGTTTTTCTTTTTCAATAGCCGCCCGTCTGCATCTTCCTGGCACCCTTCAAGGTCTTTTAGGAACTGCGTGCATCGCGGGTGAATCGTCACCCGCACCCGGCGACTACCATTGAAAAGGAGGTTTACAAATTGTTTCCTACCCATGACCTTTCTGCCAAGGTGCGCGGCATAGGAAGGGTTGGACGCGGGCACCCGCATCTCAAAAGCAATGCCAGACGCTTCGAGGGGCATTTTCAAGTCAGCGAAAAACGAATGCCGCCCTTTTACGGGCAGTGTATTGTTCCCGCTTGCATCTCCATAGATGTAAAGCCCCATGTCGCACATAGCGCCCCACTCTTCAACGAACGTCTCTGCCAAGTGCCCGGCAGTGTTGCGGGGTGACGCAAGTGCGTACTCCGCCAATACAAAAAGGTTCGTCCATTCTCCATCTGCAAAGCCGTTCCACTCGCCAACCCCTTGCGAGATTTGCGAGATAAGCCCGGTCATATATGGTTTGGCATTGAAGTCAACCGCGAAATGTATAGCGTGTTGCGGGGAAAAGACAGGTGAACCAACGTGCTTTTCGTGTGAAAATTCGGGTACAAACTCGCCTCCTACCTTGCTGAATGGATCGCCGAAAATATGCGAGCCAATCAGCCCGCTACCTTCCAAAAGTTGCATCCGGTTTTCCACAAACTTAGCAGGCAAGTTGCTTGCGTTGTGGTGCACTGAGTAGATGACTACCTGCCTAAGCCCGTCAAAATGGTAGAAAAATGAGTTTGGAGCGTAAATCTTTGCCCGTATTTCTTCCCGGTGGTTGCCCAACTTGAATAACTCGTTGAGCCATTCGACTTTAGCGGGCTTCGTGAAGATGAATAAAGGGTTGATCGCTTCGCCCGCTCCCGGTATGTCTGCTGAGCAATACGGGAAAAAACTATTCGGATTTTTGAACAGCCCCTTTTGGCGAAGTCGCCCGGTCACGACCGATGTCACCGCTTCCTCTGTGGTGTCGGCTGTTTCGTCAAGCATACCCCAACCGACTTCAATGCCCTCAATGGCCGTATAGTTATCCAGCGAAGCGGTAAAAATCACTGCCCCGTTCGCTAAATAGATGTTGTTGTTATTGCTTTTGAAGTTGTGACCATGCCGCACAAAGTGCGAGGGCGGCTCCTTGTCAATCACATAGAAGCCCCCTGGACTGTTGCGCGGGTGGTATTCATCCCACCCATATATATCCTTCCAAGTTCGGAATACGGCGAGTAGTGTCGCCCGGCTCAATTGGTCGTAAGTATTGGCGGCTATCAGCCCGATCATTTGAGGACAAAACCGAACAAAAAAACTACTGAGCACCCCTATATTGTGCGATTTGCCAGAGCCTTGCGCCCCTAAGACAAGGTTATACGCGGCTGACTCTTTGAATATCGCCGCCTGTGGCTCAATCAGTTTTATTTTGTTCGGAGGTGGGGTCATTCATTGGTGGTTTTGAGTATTTCCACCTGGATAGGCTGGTTTGCGAATTGCGGGAACAGGTCTTTGCCGTCGGGGCCGGTCATTTCACTTTTTTGAGCGACTTTACCCTCAAGCCTGTCCAGTATTTCCCGATACGCTAAAACATCACCCGCCTGTGCTTTCAATATCATAGCCGCGTCCATAAGTTCTATCTGGGAAAAGTCTTTATTTTTCTGCGCCTTATCTAATGGATGATCTTGCCTGGTCACAATTTCAAGCAATTTAAGCAGGCGCGTTTTTGAGTTAAGCACTCCTTTTGGCTTGCCTTTTGGGTTCATGGACTCTCCTTTGTCGGGCCGAAGGATTTTCCCCCCGTTTCTCCCTTCTATAAATGTAGCCACAACGATGCTTTTACGTTGAAAAATAAAAAATATTTGCTCGACTAATCACAACGTCACCACCTCATCCAAGGCGGTTTTAAACTCTTCAATCATTCGGTTTTTCATTCTATAAAGTGCGTCGTCGGTTGTTTCTTCATCGCCTGTTCTCTCTCGGTAAATTAGGATAACCTCTGACACGGGCCTATTCCAATGCGCCGCCGCCATTGCCAGCCCAAAAAAGATATGATGGTGCGCCGTTCGGCGGTAAAACTTCGTTAGGTTGAGGCGTTCGTTTTTCTTCATCTTGCGCTGTCTTGTTTTTGTTTGCTTGCCTGGTCTTCCAGCCTGGAAAGGAGGCGATAAAACTGCCTAACATCCATCGCCCAAATTTCCGATATTGGCTGTTGAGAAAATTGTGCCACTGAAAAAACAAGCCCCGTCATATCCGACAAAAACCGTTCCGCTATGTGGTACGTTCGCCTTTCTTCATCAACCCCGTAAATTCCAAACCTTTTATCTGCGCTTCTACTTACACGTCGCCCGTTACTCGCAGAAAGTTCGTTAATATCCCTGAGAAGGCGGCTAAATAATGCGCCGCCAAGCCAAAAAAATCATCGCCTGAGTACTTTTCGTTGGCCCAATCCGCTATCTTTTCATCTGCCTCTGCAAACGTCCACTTCGTAATGTCCTCACCTTCCCGGATGATGAATAATGAAGCGATGTAAAACCCGGTATGGTATCTGGCTTCGCTCAATCCTTCCAGTTCTTTCATCTGCGCCCGGATGTGAACGGCAATATCTGAGAACGTAGTGCCTCTTTGCATTGCCACATCATCCAGCATTTGCCCGGTCTTTTGAAGTTGAGCATAGGCGTTTGTCATGGTGGCCCCGGCCATGAATTGCGCCGATAGTTGTGCGTAGTTCACAAAACGGGACACCGGAAAAGCGTCTTTGCCTGTCAGGATGTAATATTTATGCCCGTTGGCATTAAAGACGTTGAGAATTTGCCCGGTGTTGGGATCGCGGGGTAGCCCTTTTATACCCCCGCTGAACTGCTCAATGATGCTGACTTCAAAAGTTGGTGGTTTCGCTTTAGCCATTTATCCATTTTGTTAAAAAACAAGCACAAACCCCGGAGGCGCACACAATTCCGATACGGTACAACACCCCACCCACGTCGTTTAGGGGCAAAAGTAAGCACCACAGCGCAATTTGCGCAGAAAGACAGTTTGGACAAGTTGCCAATTTGTAAACTTTCGACATCGCCCCGTATCGGCCTTCTATCCACCCTGGCACCCCTCCAAAAATGTCCTGCTCGGAGCGCATTGCATTAACGAGAAAAACCCCGACCATCGCAAAGGCGAAAGAAAGGGCGATAAACTGAACGGTGTCAAAAATGAGGGTGGTTAGACTGTTATACATACGATCTCGGAGGATGCTTCAAAGGTTGGGATACATTCGGGGGCATAGTTGGCGGATATGTCCACGTCAATGGCGCACCATGCGTAGGGGTACATAAATAGCCCCTGCTGCGCTCCAAACGTCCACCTGCCCCACACTCGCGCCGGATCATCGGTGGTCATTGCGGCCAAGACGCGGCCCTGTGACAACACCCCATCGTAAGGAGAACCGCCCACCTCGAAGGCAAGGGCGTTGCGCCACTGCTCCAAAAGGGGGAACGGAATGCCGCAAGACGTTTGCCCCATCTTGGCGAGGTTGGCCCAAAAGTACCAACGGGTACGCCACGAGGCCAAAAAACGGCGGTCGCTTTCTGTGTTCCCGATGAAATGAGAAATTACTTCGGCGAAAGCGACACTTGCTTTTGAACTGTCGGGTGTGAGGGCGAGGTATTTCCCATCTCTCCAACAGTCAACACCCGAAACGCCACACCCGACCGGGTAGGAGAGCCTAACGGGTGGCTGCCCTTCTCTCTGCTCTTCTTTGGTCACAGTGTTAACCAGCCCGCCCAACACTCCGATTGTTGAGAGTGCCGCAAGGCGGGGCTTTACAATGGTATCAATTATTTCGTGAATCATGTTTTAGAAAATTCGGCCCAACCTGTTTTTTCTGGCAAGTAACCAAGCGGCTTTTACCTGTTGAAGTTCAATAGGGCTTGGCTCCAATATACTGCCCCCGTAGCGGGTTGAGTTAAGGTCAATTTTCAGGGCTGATTGAGGGGTGCGGCCTCCTATGCGCACCAACGTAGAACGAAGCAGCCGTTTTTCTATGATCACTCCAGTCCCCCGCCACATTTCCCCTGTCAGGTATAGGTCAACGTGCCCGGTCTGGAGGTTATTCAACTGCCGAAATTCGGCATAAGACAGAGACCCTGCCTTTTTTACCCGCGCCTCAGCGCCCGCGTTCCTGGACTTCCCCGCAAAGCGGCTCGCTGGCATTTTTCGGGTTGAGTATGCCGGGAACTTCACACCGTCTGCATCTTTGCCCGTTTCGATGATACGGCTCTGCACCAGAGCCAGTGTATCGGAGGCCACCCTTACCGCGTCGGCTTCACGGCTCGAAGTTAACGAGTCAACAGCAAGGCGGAAAAGGTCAGCAAGACGGCGAAAGTCACTCATGGTTTTTTGATTTTGTCCACTCCCTAATTCTCCCCTTTTCAACAGCGAAAACCGTGCCTTTCGGGTATATTTTCCCTCCGGGGTGGTCTTCGTTCATAACGAACAGCCCCGCATCAGTGTTGAGTATGCCCGTTCCGCTTCCCATGATAAACATTATCATTTTGACGGATTCGGGGTTGGTGTATTTAATGAGGCGAGGTTTTGGCATACCGTGTTTTTATTCAGCAAATATACTGCTTTTTTACTTTTTGGGCATAAAAAAAGCGCAATGCTCGTTTGCATCGCGCCCGGTAGCCCGTATAATCTCATGAAAAGTGATGCCTCAAAGGTATGGGCGAGGGGTTGTATTTTGCAAAATTATTTCCACCTTTTTTTAGGAGGTGGTGGTAATTCTTTTGGCCAAGCCCGTGTGTGGTACACGGTTTTGGCTTCGTTTGATTCGGCGGCAAGGCGGGCGGCTTTTGCCGCAAAATCTTTTTGCTCACTATCCTGGAATATCTCCCCTGTGTGCTGGTCTTCCCAATATTGGGCACGAACGTACACCACAACTCCGTCAATGTTAACTGGCTCTATTCGATACGCCCGAAGCATGGGCAGCCCAGTTATAGGACTTGTTGGTACCGCATTCTTGTCGGCGGTTTTCTGGTTAAACAATGGTTTTTTGTCGGTTGGTTGTTCTTTCTTCATGTGCAATGATAAATTGATAAAATGATTGAGAGCCAAAAAGCCGCAAGGAAAATGAGCGGGGGCAGGCAGTGGCGGCCAAATCTTGGCGGGTCGTCTGGAATTTGGTGCGGCTCCATGATCTAAAAAAGTGTTGGTGAATCATCGGGCGGCACAGCCCCCGGCTTTGCCTTTTTTGGATCGTCGGCATTCGGTAATCGGAACACGCCGGGCTTTACCCGAATCAGCAAGCCCGATTTTACCATCCGGCTAACAATGTCTCCAACGTATTTTTCGGGATTATGAAAGTAAGCACCGCCAAGCAATTCGACAATGGCGGATGATGTCACCGTGCCGCCCGCCTCTTGTGCCAGTTGCAGCACCTTCTTTTGAATCTGCGTTAATCCCATTCTGCGGGGTTGTTTAGTACCTGCCAGTATTCGGCAGGCAGGTGAACGTTAGGCAAATTTTTGGCTTTGGCAAACATGGGGGCGATTTTTTTAGGAGTGTAATACCCCGAATCGCCCCCGATATGGGTAACAAGAAATATGTAATCTGGCAGGGATTCGGCAGCCCGCAAAAACTCTGATACATCACTTGACACTTGCCAGTCATAAGGAACAGGGCAAATGTCCATTGTTAGCGTTTTTATTGCATAGGTCTGGCCACAAAATCCTTTCCAAACACCGAAGCAAGCGCCAAAGTTAAGCGCGTGTGACCCCATGCTTGTTTTAGCGTGACTACCCATTGTTGAAGAGCCAAAAACCAGTATTTCGTTCGGCTTGAGGGCGATGACCGTTGCCGGTGTGGTTCTTTCTTGCATACTATTACCTGCCTATTTGTATTCCTGCCTGTAAGCAGAATTTTTGATAAATTGCCGAAACTGCCGCCCGGTCTTTCCCGGTCACATAATCCATGATGCTTTCTGCCTCTTCATCCGTAACTTCATCAAACGCCTGGCTTTGTGAAATTCCGTAGTGTCGAGCAATGTTTTCGAGGATGATGGCTTTCATCTGAGGGGTAATTGAAGTCAGAAAACTTTTATTGATTGCGCCGTTTGCCATGACCTTTAAATTTTCAACAGTGCTTCATTGCCCTGCCTTTCATGCCTCAAAGATACGGAACAATCTACTATTCCTGCAAATATTTTTACGTTTATTTTTTTGGGTTAGTGAAAATAGTTTTTTGGGGCTGATTGTCAGGCGGTTG